AGCATTACCTACTGCAGTACTTCCTAGATCTAAGTAATTTATTTCTCCTACAACTACTGTAGCTCCATCTAGTATGTTTAACTCTTCTGGTGTAGAAGATATTTGTGTAGTGCTAACAGCAGCTAAGACAGGTATTGTACCACTCTGATTAGGTAAGTTAATGGTACGATCAGCAGTAGGATCTATAATAGTAAGAGTTGTCTCATGTGCATCAGCGGTTGCACCCTCAAAGATAATAGCATTTTCAGCTTCCATCGTAACTGTATTAACAGTAGTAGTTGTACCTGCCACAACTAAATTAGGTGCTAGTAATGTTCCTGTACTTGGATTATACCGTAAAGCTCCTGTGTCGTCAAGTAGTGCATTTGATTCATCGTGAAAAACTTGGATTATACCGTAAAGCTCCTGTGTCGTCAAGTAGTGCATTTGATTCATCGTGAAAAACTACAGGAAAATTTGTATTTGCTGAACTATCTGTTACAGTAACATTAGCAGCAGTAGTAGCATTGCTAACTGTAGTACCTGCAATAACAGAAGATAAAGCTGTACCATTAACTGTAATAGCATCAGCTTCTAATGTACCGTCAATATCTGCATCACCAGATATATCTAAAGAACCTGCATCTAGTTCTCCTGTAAGTGTGATATTACGAAAACTAGCTACGTCTTTGTTTGAATCTACAGTAACGACTTTACTTGCCACAACAGTGCCTACTGCCGATCCTGTATCATTGTAATTTAATTCTGTTGCGGTAGCTGTTACACCATCAAGTATATTAAGTTCTGCAGCAGTAGATGTGACATTAGTACCACCTATATCTAAAGTTGTTACAGATATTTCACCTGCAACTGTAACTACACCATTAGCTAGAGTTATAAGGTCTGTGTCATCTGTGTGACCAATATTTGTTCCATTTATAAGAACATCGTCTATATCTAATGAACCACCTGTTATAAGACCTGTTGTTGTTATAGTAGATGAGCCTGTATCTATTGTGCCAAAACCAGATGTAATAGAACCTGAGTTTAAAGCACCTACTGTTGTTGCGGCAGTAGTAACAAGGTTAGGCATTGCCGTAATCTCGTCATCAAAGTAAGCAGCTAAATCGGTTACGGCAACTTGTACCATAGTTCCGTTATCATTTAAAACAACACGATCAGCATCTGCTACTGTTGTTGATGTTGCGGAAGTATCCCCATCTACAATATTTATTTCAGCAGCAGTTGCGGCTATAGCTGTACCGTTAAAGTTTATTGCATCTGCGTAAACAGTACCGTCAAAGTACCCATCTTTAAATTCGTATGAAGACGAACCTAAATCTATATCGTTATCTGTTGTAGGTAATATTGATCCGTTATTAAACGTGACTTGTGTTTCACCACCTGTAGTAATTGTAATTACATCAGAACCACTAAATTCAATACTTGTGTTAGTGTCACTATCTCCAGAAATACTATCTAGTTGTATATTACCTGCNTTAGTAAAGTTAGAGTCACTAAGATCAAACGTACCTGTTACATCTAANTTACCACCTACAGATAAATTACCTGAAACATCTACTGCACCATTAATGTCTACAGTAGTAGCTGCAATCTGTATTTCTGTATCTGCTACAAGGTCAAGCTGACCGTCAGTGCTAGAGTTAATATAAATAGCAGTGTCACGAAATTGTATTTTTTCTGTAGAAGCGATAAGTAAGTCATCAGAAAACTCAAAGTAGTCTTCGTCTTCCATCCATTTAAGTTCACCGTCATTACTTTCACCATCAAAAGTTACTGTAATATCAGTGCCTGATGTACCATCACCAATGGTAATACCTGTGCCTAATAGCTTAGTAATAGGACCACCTTCTGCTGTAGTACCATCGTGGGTGTGTCCTGTGCTTGCTGCAAAGGCAGCTAAAAGTTGATCATATTCGTTGTTAAACAGATCGGCAGTAATAACATCACCGTCTGTAAAACTAGATTGTCTCGTGTATGTATTACCCATCTAACGTCTTGCTCCTACTTGATATTCTAATTGAAACCCTTTTAGGGAATATGGTGCAGTTTCACCACCGTCATTAATTCTTAATGCTACAGAAAAACCAGATCCTTCTACCGACTGTCTTACAAGTGGCTGTGAAGGACCACCAAAAACAAACTGTACAGCACTACCCGATGTACTAAAAGTTGCAGATCCAAACTGTGCTGCAACCTGAGAACTGTCTAAAGCATATGCTGCAGGTCTTGCAGAGTCTGAAGCTTCATTGTCATAACGAACAAATAAATCTGCATCTATTGCTGATTCAGGTTTATAGTTAAGGATAACTCTTTGCATGTGTTTTCTAACACCGGTGTCTCCAAAACTTAAATCGGGGCTTCTGTATCTAGCTAGTATTGCTGTACCATCAAAAGTGTTACCTTTTTCTTGTCTGTGAATATACCCTGAAAAATCACCATGTAATACTATAACGTTACCATCTACAACTAGAGTATCGGTAGTTGATGGCTTTACCCCACGTATTTCAGAAAACTCAAATTTATCTGCTCTTCTAACACAAACAATACCTTTTGTTAAATTAGCACCTTGACCTGCTTTTGAAAAAAATATTCTATACTGTGTTTTATCTGGTATAACTACACTTTCAAATATTGTCGAGTCTTTAATATTAGCATCAAATATAGACTGAACGTTTTGTGTAATAGCACCAAGAGCCGTATCACCAATTCTTGCAGTAGCAGCAACAGTCCTAAGTCCATCAGGACCAAGGAATAGTAAGTCACCTGCAAATTCCTGTATCGTGTCTTTATTTACACATCCAATATCTCTAGTAACTGGTTGTATAGCAAAGTCACTAAGAGTAGATCCTGTCATTTTAAATATTCTGTTTTCACAAAATATAAATAAAGAATCCCTAAATACCTTTAGACCAACAATATTATCGTCTACTTTAATAGTTCCTGCACCGTCACTTGAATTAAAACCATCTTCGTCAAAAGGTTCACTAAATACTAAGGTCTGTGGTGTAGTAGACTTACCTGCGTAAAACATGTGGTTTTTAAAAGCTACAACTATTGTAGAACCTGCTACAGAACTTTCACTAACATCTGTTGCAGACATAGATGAATTAAATATAGTAGGTGCATTTGTACCGTCAACAACTATAATCTTTTCGTTGCCGTCAAAGTTATACCGTTCAAAATCATACTTACCTGCACTTGTTCTTCCAGTATCTCTTTCAGTCCAAGACTCTGAAACTACATCATCAAGAACATGTGCCGCTGCAGTAGTACTTGAAGCAGCACGAGTTACACCAGTAAAGGTAGTAGAGGTAACTCCAGTGTACGTAAATATTTCATCATTTATCTGCAGTGTTCCACTAGAAGAAAATCCTGTAGTAGAGTCTACGGTAATAGTTCCAGATCCTGTCATACCAGTTGAAGCAGATATTTTAACTGCAAGTTCAGTAGAAGCAGAACTAAATATTTTTTCACCTCTAGCAGCTACTACTTTATTAGCAAAACTAGCAGACATAAGTATTTTTTCACTAGAGCCAGATGTTTGAGGTACTATGTGATTAACGTATTTACGAAAACCGTTTATTCTCCTGTAACCACCCTCAATGTCAGGTTCAAAATTTTCTAACTCTAATGCTTCTCCTGGTTGCATTAGAAAAGTAGAACGATTTAAAACTAAACCACCCTCACAGTTAAATGCTGCAGGTTGGGCTTGAGATAGATCTGGCATTAGGAAGTAACTCCTCCCATAAAGTTAGCAGAACCTCTAGGAGCAAGAATAACTGTAGATCTTATATACTCGTATTTATTAATGAGTAAACTTTGCATATTTTTAATACCTTGCTCAAATCTAGCAAAGTTTAACTGATATTGTTGTGTTTCACCCCGATACTGGTAAACAAAAGCAGCAGCACCATCTATAATTACAGGTGCAAATCTATCTGGAATACTTGTAGTATCTCCATGTGCTGATAAATCAGATGGAAATGTAAAATAATCAAAAATAAGTGCATATTGTTTATCTGGATAAGGGTATAGTAAATAATTATTATCTGGAGTTCTAACTATGTTTCTAGGTACACCACCACCATCAAACTGTGTTACCGTAGTGCTATTAGCTATTATTGCTGCTGTGGTGCTATTTGCACCTCTAGTGCATCCTGTAAAATCATTACCTGATATACCTGTATAAGTTATTTGTTCTCCACCTATGTACAGAGTTCCTGTTGAACTAAAGTCTGTTGTAGAAGCTACAGTTATTGTTGTTACAGATGCAGATAAACCATCTGTTGCATTGACGGTTGTTGTTTTAACTTGATCTTCTTCATTAGGATAACCTTTTTCTATATACTCATTATAGTTAAGAACTGTTAGATTATTTCCTGCAGCATTAAGATCACTATCTTTTTTAATTCTAGCTGTAGCATAGTCTATTGACTTTGCATCTGTTGGTGCAGTATATCTACAAACACCTGGAGTTAAGGTAGAAGAGTTTTGTGAATGATTAAAAGAGTATCCAAACTCTCTTTGATTTATATATCTTATAGATTCATTAACAGCATTTTGACATTGTACTTGAACTCCTCTAGCACTAGTAAAATTAGTAGAAGTAAGTGTTACTTCATTCATCCGTGTAATTACGTCATTAGTTAATGAAAGAAATGTCAAAGCCATATTTTATTCCTTAGATAAGCTAAAGGGGCCAGTTGCCCAGCCCCTAAAGTTATTTTATGCTAGTAGATCACGATCTACTTCAGTTGGAGCACGTCCACCTCTAGCACCTGTGTCAATGCAACATGCAAGAACACGTAAGATACCAGAAGTAACATCTGCAGAACCTGCAATCAACTTAACGTCAATTGTGTCTGTAGTTGTTACATGTGCAGTAAACGTATTTGCTGCCCCAGTATTAACGAGCATAGTTTGACCGTTAGTACCACCTGCTAGAAAACCAGTAGAAGTAACATCTCCACCATCAACAATATCGTCACCTGCTGCAAAATCAATATCTACAGTTGGTGATGTACCGTTAAAAGCAGTTTCAACTTCAGCACCTGCAAACAATACTAATGTATTAGCAGGAATTTCTAGAAGTTGGAAGATGTCTCCATCTGCACAGGAGTACCCATCTTC